AAAAGATCTAGCTGAAAATTGGCTAGAGCTCCAGTACGGTTGGAAGCCTCTGCTCATGGATATAGAAGGGTTGTTAAAGAGCTTAAGCAATCTAACGATTGCTCAGCCCACCGTCCGTCGGGTTGTCGGGAAAGGGTCTCAAGAGCGTCAAGCGTTGTCCATTTTTGATACGTATTCCGCTACTACTATCGGTCCTCGAAAAGGTAAGTTTCTTTACCGATTCAAGACCGACTGTAAGATCGGAGTTACGTTCACGATGTACTCGCCTATGCTCTCGTTCCTTGCCCAAACCGGTTTCACAAACCCCATTAACCTCGTATGGGAGATACTCCCCTTCAGCTTCGTAGCTGACTGGTTCATCGGTATCGGTCCCTATCTTGAAGCCTTGTCGGCTTGGGATGGGTTGACCTTTATCGATGGTTACCAGACTCAGTTCTCGAAGATGTGGGTTTCTGGTTCCGTGGACTATGATGGTGTCAACGTGGGTAACCCTGCAGGGCAAGTGTTCCAGGACGCTCGGCTCAAGTTAGAAGAGGTGTTATTCGAAAGGATAAAGCTTACAGCTTTTCCCTCGATGACATTTCCTTCTTTCAAGAATCCGCTCGGTTCTGTCACGCATGCCATGAACGGTATTGCCCTTATTGTTGGCATCTTCCATGGTAAGTGAGGTCACGGGATCTTCTTTTAATAAGAGGTACTGACACATGTCCGCTATTGCGGCTGTGAAGCTGTCGAGCATCATTGACCATTCGCTTGCTCGTCTTACGACGAGCGCAACGGTCAGTGTTGATTCGACCCTGAACCCCGAAGGAATTAATTCCCAAGGGATCGCGGCATGGGTTGACCGTTCTGGCGGAATCGCCATCGGTTATCCCCGGTTAACGATGTCGGTACGCCCGCCTACTAAGGCGTCGCGTATCTACAGAGTGACCGCCAAGCTTGTCCTCCCGACGTTGGAGCAGACGAGCCCTTCGACGATGACCGGTATTCAGCCGGCTCCGACAAAGGCCTACGACTGCACCTGCGTCATGGAGTTCATGCTTCCAGAAAGATCGACTCTTGCTGAACGGCAAAAGCTGTTCAGTGAAGTTGCCTCTCTGTTCGCGCGCACGGTCAACGCCTCGGATGGTTCGCCCACTGATTCTACGGGTTCGCCACTCGAGAACGCTGTCACGACGTTCGAAACCGTCTACTAG